GCTGCTATAGCAGCAGCGGCTGAAGGGAGAGCAGAAGAGTCATGGACACTACGGTAATTCGTGTTGAAGACGGAGTGAACGGCTACGTCGATCTTGTTAACTGGGTTCTTAAGTATGGCAAAGAAGTTGCTCCGCGCGGGCAGCAAACTAAAGAAATTGAAGATGCCACTGTCTTCATTGATAACGTCTATAATACTCTGCCTGTTGGCGTCAGCCGCGGCGCGGTGCCTGGCATTGGCGCAGTCGAAGCTTGTCAGCTAATTGCTGGCGTAAGCTATCCAAAGACAGTCATAGCCGTCGGTCCGCAGTTCAAAAATTTTGCAGAAGACAACGGACTGTTTCACGGCGCGTACGGTCTACGCACGCACACACAGTACGCTAAGGCGCTAGACAGACTTAAAAACGATCCTAGTACGCGGCAAGCAGTTGTAACTATCTGGGACCCAGAATTAGACTTGCAATCAAACAAACGCGACTACCCTTGCACTATTCTTCATCAGTTTAGAATTCGCAATAACAGACTTAACATGAGCGTCTACATGAGATCCAATGACGTCTGGCTTGGCGCTGCATATGACTTTTTTCAGTTTACTAGAGTACAAATCGCCATGGCGTCTATACTTGGAATTGAGCCAGGGACGTACGGACATCATGTCGGCTCGTTGCATTTGTACGAGCAGCACTACGAAGTAGCTGAAGATCTACATCATGTAGAGCGAAGCTCTATTGAATCGATACCGCCAATAACTGGGTCTTCATGGACGCAAGTAGAGGCAAAAGCCCGTCATGCGCTTGACGCGGTGTTTGATGAGTACATCCGTCAACGGCTAACTCCAGATCAAAAGTGGTACACTGACGCGATGATTTCGGCTATAGAGAAGAACTTCAAAAAGGAGAGCAAGTGAAAGAAGACGACGACTATCCAAGCCCACTTAGAAGCGTTGCTGTACAGATGCATGAAGTGTTTTCAGAGTTTAGACGTGCAGGATTCAGTCGCAAAGAGGCGTTAGAACTTGTTGCAAAAATACTGACCGGCACAGTTGGCTCTATAATCGAAGAAAACAACAAGGAAGAAGAGTAAATGACGCTTAAAAGGTTGTCTTGGGACGATACATGGTTGTCCGTCGCTGACATCGTGTCTGCGCGATCTCGATGCACGCGGGCGCAGATGGGCGCAGTGATCGTTTCTCATGATCAACACATTGTTGCCACTGGGTACAATGGACCAGCCGCTAGTTGGCCAGAGTCAGGCGACTGCATCAACTGGTGCGATCGCGCTAAAGGTTTAAGCCCACTTGACAACTTATATGATGCTTGCCCTGCTGTTCACGCAGAGGCAAACGCGCTTCTGTACGTTGATAGATCACGAAGCGAGAATGGAACTATCTACATAACAAGTGTGCCGTGCATGCAGTGCGCTAAGCTTATTTCAAACTCAGGAATACGCAGAGTAGTGTCTAGACTGCGCAAGGCTGACATGCATCGTAGACCATATGATGTCGTCGCGTTTATGGAAAAGTGCAGTTTAGTTGTCACGCTAGTCAAGGATAAAGATGTCGACTGATAATCTTGCAAACGTGCAGCTTCATTTGGTTGATAGCTCACAAAAGGCAAGTGATTTCATACACTGGCTTAGCCAGCGTCGCCCATACGACGCGCTGTCTGTAGACACAGAAACTGGCGAACTGCCTGGCAATCCTAGAGAGCACGCGTTCTCGCCATGGCATGGTCGACTGCGCTTAGTGCAGGTTGGTGATGGAGAACAAGGTTGGTCAATTCCATGGGGAGAATGGGCAGGTGTTTTCTATGAAGCAATGGATAAATTTGACGGACCGCTGATCTGTCACAACATTGCGTTTGAAGCTCGTTGGTTTGATGTTCAATCGCGTTGGAAGATGCCGTGGCACCGCGCACACGACACGATGATTATGGCGCACATCATCGATCCACTAGGCTCAGGAGCGCTTAAACGACTTGCAGCTTTGCACGTCGATGGCCGCGCTGTAACTCTACAAAACACACTTGATGAAGAACTTGCTAAGAACGGCTGGACTTGGGGAACAGTTCCAGTAGACTTCAAACCTTACTGGTCGTACGGCGCGCTAGACTGCGTGCTAACTACACGGCTGTGGGAAATGTTCTATAAGCAGTGTGGTCCAGATGGGCCGTACCACAAGCCTTATGAACTTGAAATGCAGACTCGTCGCATCGTCACTCGTATGGAGCTGAATGGCGCACGAGTAGATCTTGAGTACTCAAAAAAGAAATACGAAGAACTTACGACGTACACCGAGTCAGTAAAAACCTGGGCCAAGCAGACGTACGGTGGCGCGTCAATCACTAGCAATCAACAACTAGTTCGCTTGTTCGAGAGTATCGGAGCAGAGATCACAGAGTTTACGCCAACAGGGCAGAAATCGTGCACTAAAGACCAATTGAAGATTCTTAAAATCAACGGCAACGATGAAGTCAAGCAACTTGCTGACATAGTTCTAAAACAGCGCAAGGCCGACAAACTTGCCAATACCTATTTTTCTAACTTTTTAAGCGAAAATGTCAATGGGTTTGTTCACCCGTCTGTGAAGACTCTAGGTGCTAGAACTTCACGCATGTCAATACAAAACCCGGCGCTGCAGACACTGCCAAAAGGCGACGATGTAGTGCGCAGGGCGTTTCTTCCAAAAGATGAAAATCACGTAATTGTTACATCAGACTTAGACCAAGTCGAATTTAGAATGTTCGCAAGTCTTTCAAATGACAACAATTTGATTGATCTGTTTAACCGCGCTGACTCAATCGGGTCTGACCCCTTTACTGAGATTGGTCGTGAAATATATGCAGACCCGACAATGGAACGCTCAGACAAGCGTCGTGGACTGATAAAAGGCACGGTCTACGGAAGACTCTATGGCGCTGGAGTTGCAAAACAGGCGATTACAGCAGGCGTTGCAGAACCGCAAATGCGCGCTGTATCTGACGCTTTTGACCTGCGTTTTCCTGGAATGTCGTACTTTCAAAAGCAAGTTGAAGACGCCGGAATGCGTCGGCTCCGCGACGAAGGTCAAGGTTATGTCTACACATGGACAGGCCGTCGACTGCCGTGCGACGAAGATCGTGTATACACTCTTGTCAATTACCTTATTCAAGGTGGAGCTGCTGAAGTGTTCAAATCAAATCTTGTGAAACTCGACCAAGCAGACTTGACAGAACTGTTGATCGTTCCAGTGCACGACGAAATCGTGCTAAACGCGCCGCGAAAAGACGCTGAAGAAATAAAAAGAATTGTAAAGCAGTGCATGACAACTTCAGACGGCTGGGCAGTTCCGCTAACTGCAGGTATTGATGGTCCACTTGAAACATGGGGAGAAAAGTACTAATGGGCGACAGAATTATTCTTTCAGTAGATCCGGGTAAAGCAAGCGGTATCTGCACTTTCTCAATTACGCCAGGCGGAGAGCCTGTGCTTGAGAAGTCTGGTGAGTACCAAATGAAAGAGTACCACTTGCCTATCTACGAAACGCTTAAATATGCTAAAGCAACAGACTCTAAAGTAGAGATCGTATGCGAGAGGTTTATTATAAATGCGCAGACAGTAAGGAACTCGCAAGCTCCGTATAGTTTGGAGCAGATTGGTATTTTGAAGTACATTATGCTTGACAACGGAATTGACCCTGATGAATTGATTTTTCAATCTCCATCAGACGCGAAGAAGATGTTCTCTAACGACGCTCTTAAAAAGCTAGAGTACTGGCATAGAGGTGGAGAAGGTCACGCTCTTGACGCAATAAGACACGGGCTTCTTCGCTTAGTAAAGACTGGTTGGAAACCAATGAAATTGCTTAGATAGCCATATACTAAGAAAATATCTGCAAACTTGCAGTAAAGTGTCTTAGTATATGGTAATATAGACATACGAAATGACGGAAGGATTGTGTAGGTGACAGTACAAGCAGAACTCGATAGCACGGGTAGATACATAATTATTAACGCTGAATGGCGTTACAAAGAGCTGTGCAAGAGTATCCCAGGCGCTACGTGGTCGTCTAGCGAGCAAACGTGGAAAACACCTGTCGGCTGGGCAACGTGTCTAGCGTTGCGATCAACTTTTAAGTCAGAACTTGTCATTGGCCAGCGGTTAACTGACTGGGCGACAAATGAGCTATTGACACGCGTTGCGCCTGCTAACGCTCTTCGTTCTGTTGAAGCAATTGACGGTGAAGACACGCTGTTTCCTCACCAACGCGCTGGTGTTCAGTTTCTTGCTACGGCACACAGGGCACTTCTTGCTGATGAGCCTGGTCTTGGGAAAACAGCACAAGCAATAACGGCGCTTAAAGAACTTCGCAGCCGCGGTGAAAAAGTGTTCCCCGCGCTTGTTGTTTGCCCAAACACGCTTAAAAAGAACTGGGAAAGAGAATTCGCCAGATGGTGGCCAGATGTAAAAGTGCAGGTAGTCAAAGGTTCAGCAATGCAACGACGGAAACAGTTTGAGGAAGATGTTGACGTATTTGTCATTAACTGGGAATCTCTTCGAGGTCACTCACGGCTGGCTTCTTATGGCTCGGTATCGTTAGCACGCTGCCGTGACTGCGGCGGCCATGATGAAAAGGTCACAGAAAACCGCTGTGAAGTTCATATTCGTGAACTTAATAAAATTGACTTTAACTCAGTCATTGCCGACGAAATTCACCGCTCCAAAGAGCCTAAATCAAAACAGACGCGTGCACTTTGGGCGGCAACAGGCAGCGCAAAATTTAGATTTGCTCTTACAGGTACACCTATCGCCAATAACGTTTTAGATCTTTGGCCGATTCTTCATTGGCTATCGCCTGAAGAATGGCCAAGCAAGACTCGCTGGGTTGATCGCATGATTAACACCATGTTGAATGCGTTTGGCGGAATGATGGTTCTTGGCGTAAAACCTCATATGGAAGAAGAATTTTACGCGGCGATAAATCCAAGAATGCGTCGAATGCTCAAAGCTAAGGTGTTGCAGTGGCTTCCGCCAGTAGTCACAGAGCGTCGTGATGTTGAGATGTCTACTAAGCAAAAGAAAGCGTATCAGCAAATGCGTGATCTTATGATTGCTGAACTTGAAGGTGGAGACGCTCTTACAGCGCCAAGTCCGCTAACTCAGACTATACGTCTTCTGCAGTTTGCCAGCTCGTACGCGCAGTTAGATATTGACGAAGACACTGGTGAAATAAAAGCGCTTCTTGCAGAGCCATCGTGCAAGGTAGACGCGCTTATGGACGACATATCAAATGGAGACTTTGGTGATGATTCTGTCGCTGTATGCGCAGTATCTCGCCAACTTATTGAACTACTAAGTGCTCAGATGACTGCTAAAAAGATACCTCACGGGTTAATTACAGGCGCGCAAAATGAGGACGAACGCCAGCAAGCCGTTGATGACTTCCAGTCTGGAAAAATTAAATGGATATTGTTCACTGCTCAGGCTGGAGGCGTTGGCATCACTCTTACCGCGGCTAGACGACTTGTCATGCTTCAACGTCCATGGTCACTTATTGATCATAAACAAGCAATGGACAGAGTACACCGCATTGGTAGTGAAATTCATGACAGCATCGTCATTATGGACTACGTAACAGAGGACACCATTGAAGAGCGTGTAATTCAAGTGCTAGATACAAAAGCAGACAACTTCGAACAAATCGTTCGAGATAAGGCGCAACTTCTAGATATGTTGCGATCGGAGAAAGCGTAATGACAGATACAGTCACACAAGTAAACATGCCGTACAAGCTCTCTAACAGCGAGCTGCAGACATACAAAGACTGCAGACGCAAGTGGTGGTTGGCGTATTACCGACGTCTTCAACCAAAGACTCAAAACATGACCGGCGCGCTGGCGCTTGGTTCTAGAATTCACAACGCGCTTGACGCGTACTACGGCCAAGGTATTCCGCTGCTTGAGGCGCACTCGATGTTCGTAGACCGTGACAAGCAGGCTCTTATCGACAGTTACCGTGACACTGTAGACCTTGACAGTGAAGCCGAACTTGGGCGCATCATGCTTGAAGGATATCTTCAATGGGTAGAAGAGAACGGTATTGATGCCGAGCTTGAAATGATCTCAACTGAAGAAATAATCAGCATGCCTTTGTTTGACGGTGCAGTCGAACTTCAAGGTAAACTTGACATGCGTGTTCGTCGTCGCGGTGACGGTGTGCGTATGTTCCGTGACTTTAAGACAGTCGGCGGATCATTCACAGACTTCACCTCAATGGCTCACATGAATGAGCAGATCCTTACTTATATGATGCTGGAGACAGCGCAAAATAAGGAAGGAGAACGAAGTGAAGGTGGCATCTTTACAATGCTAAAAAAGGTCAAGCGTTCAGCAAACGCAAGGCCACCGTTCTACGAACAAATGGAAGTTCGCCATAATGTGTTCGCATTGCGATCATTTTGGGCAAGAATTCATGGAACAATCAAAGACTTGATGGAGACAAAAAAGTCGCTTGATGAAGGCCACGATCATCACTTCGTTGCATACCCACGGCCTAGTCGTGACTGCAAATGGAAGTGTCAGTTCTTTAGTGTTTGTCCGCTTATCGACGACGGAAGCGCCGCCGAGAACGCAATCACTGAGATGTACGAGGTCGCCGACCCGTATGAATACTACAAATCAAGAGACATAAAAGGAAGTGAGTGACAATGGGTGAAGTACAACGCTCCTTGACCATGATGGTCTATGGAGAGTCTAAGGTAGGTAAATCAACATTTGCGGTGACAGCACCGTATCCTCGTCTCATGCTTGACGTTGAAGGCGGACATAGATTCTTGCCAATCAATGTTAAGTACTGGGATCCGCTACGGGAAGAACCACCAGTAGCAGACGGAACTTGGGATACATGCGTTGTAAACGTGACAGAGTATGACACAGTGCTTAAGGCGTATCAGTGGCTGCAGCTGGGTAAGCACCAGTTTAAGTCACTGATTATTGACTCCGTGTCTGAACTACAAGTTAAGTGCATGGATAACATTGCCGGTACAAATCAAATGCAGATGCAGCAATGGGGCGAACTTCTTCGTCACATGGGAGCGCTATTGCGTGACCTTCGTGACTTGACGATGCACCCGACTGCTCCGCTCGAGGCTGTAGTCCTCACCGCAATGGCACGTCAAAGCCAGGACGGTCGTTATCGTCCGTACTTGCAAGGTCAACTTGCAATTCAGGCGCCGTATTTCTACGACATCTTAGGAGCGATTACTGTTGAAGAATTCTCAACAGGCGACCCTACGCAGCCTCCATACAAGGCGCGTCGTATGTACGTTGAGCGAACTAACCAGTTTGAAGCTGGAGAACGCGTTCAAGGTAGACTCGGCAAAATTGTCGAGCAGGAAAACCTCGGTATTGAGCGAATGCTTGATATTGTGTTTGGTGAAAAACCAAAAGCAAAAAAATAAACCACGAGACAGAAAGATAGGTAACAGACAATGAATACCCTAAACTGGGGAGACCTCGTCAAAGAGGCAGCAGACACCGGAAATTACGACCCGCTTCCGGACGGTGACTACGATCTTCAGATCGTGGAAGCTGTAGCAAAAGTAACACAAACAGGAAAGACGATGTTCGCCGTAAAGGCGCAAGTCCAGACTGGAGCGCACGCAAAGCGCCTTGTTTGGGACAACCTCGTTGTTTCAACCGATAACCCGACAGCACTTGGAATCTTCTTTCGCAAGATGAATTCTCTTGGTCTTAACCGGGAGTACTTTGCTCAGAGTCCTACAAACGCTCAGATTGAACAGATCCTCAAAGGTCGATCGTTCCGCGCGCAGATTGGATCACGAACATGGCAAGGTCAGAAAAAGAACGAAATTAAGGCGTACTACGCTGTTCAGGCTGCTGCAACCGCAGCAGCTGCTGCACCAGCACCAGCGCCTGCTCCAGCACCAGCACCAGCACCAGCTCCGGCGCCAGCCGCAGCGCCTGCTGCTGCGGCCGCAGCTGCTCCGGCGCCAGCGCCAACCGCACCGTTCTAAGTTTACTTGGAACGCCCGTAAGACGTCGCTCTGCTTCGGTGGAGCGGCGTCTTACACTAATCTACTTAAGGAACTTATGACAATTATTGGAAAACGCAACAATCCGTGTGCTTGTAAGTCACCAGCTCCTGTCGACCCGTTCTGCGGTGACAGAGGCGTAGAAGACGACGACTAGAAGAAAAGGAATCACATATGAAAATCCTAATGTCAGGTTTTACCGCGCTACAGATCAACACAGAACGACGAACAATTCAAAAAATTGACGTCCCTGGCTCAATAGTTAAAGCACTACGAGAATCTGGCCACGAAGTTGACTGGCGTAAAATTACACCAGGAGAAGATCTTTCTATTTATGACGTCGTGTGGGTCAATCTTGCTCCTTTAAACTCGTTAAATGGCCGTCAAGGCGCTATGGGCTCGTTGTACGCGCTTGGTTCTGGTCGCCCATGCGTTGGATTTTTTGATGACTGGCAGTTCAGCGCGGTGTTTAACGGTGCCAGAGCTTTGGGTCGTCACCCAGAAATGATTTACAAATATCTTCTTACTGGAGAACGCGGTGATGAAAGCGCAACCTATTTCAGCAGAGCTGACGCTGAAGCCGCATATGCACGCGCAATTGCTCTTAATCCAAACGCAGTAGGCAAGATCTACATCGACAGGTACTACTCGCTTGACACTGATGATGCTGTAAAACCTTATGAAAATATGATCGTCGAGTCTGCAAAAAACTTCTTAGAAAAGCGATGGGCAGCAGGCATGGTGCCAGCGTGCCCAATGTATGGATTTGGAAACAGAACGTTAGTTCGTAAGCGCATGCCTAGCGTTATGGGACCAATCGAGGCCCTTGATCCGAGCTCAACGATATATGACACCCTTGAAGCAGTCACACCTGCTGACGCGGCTACAAAAAAGCGTTCGTGGGTTCTTGGCGCGTTGATGCCTCACGACACATGGTTGGAAAGAAAGAGCCCTGCGTGGCCAGTTGAAATCGTAGGCAGTAGAAAACTTATTCGCAAATACGGCGGTCAGCGCTTTCAGACTGAAGCTGATGTTCTCGGCTTCTACAATGATCACTGGGGAATCTTGTCGCCGCCATACCCGCACGCTGGGTCAGGCTGGTGGCGTAGCCGATTCATGTACGCCGCTCGCGTCGGTTCAATTCTTGTGACTGATAAAGGAGAAGGCGACCCACTTGGCGCTCCATATAAACTAACTATCCGCCAGGTTGAGGCTATGAACGACGCCGAACTCAAAGAAGCAGCCGACGCACAGTCGGCGGCGCTTCGTCCGCACATGCCAACGTACCAATCGTTCGTCGAGCACTGCAACAGAATTGTTACACGAGCAGCTACTGAAGATAGAGGACTTAAACTCAACCCAGACGGCACAGTCGCATGAAAAAAGTACTAGTTACGGGAATGACGTCATCGCAGTCGTCTATTCGCGCTAATCTTAGAACCCTGCAGTTTTCAGGAGTTCTTGTCGATATCCTTGAGAAAGCAGGCTACGACGTCACCCATGAACCGCCTTCTGTTGAATGGGACGCTGCGTTTTTAGACGAGTATGACGCTGTAGTTGCTGGTGTATCTCCAATCACAAGCGTGTCAGCTAACTACGCGTATGGCGGCCTCAGCGTAATAGACGCGCTTAAAGACAGTGATAAGTTGATTATGTTCATCGACGCTCCGGCTCCGCATCAGATTTTTTCTAGTCTGCGCGCAATTAGCACAGCTCCAGAGAATATTGTCAAACAGTTCTACTCATCACGTAAAGAGTACTTCGAAGCAGCGCGTCCTGGAGTTAAAAATAAGCTTCTTTCAGCTGTTGACTATTTGTTGAACGACAACTGGAAGACATGTTTGTACCCAGAGCTGCCGTGGAACAACCACTACAAAGTGTGTGCTCAAGTAGGAGATAACGCCGCAAAAGCGCTAAAGCCAGTCAATGTTGATTCTTACCTTGTGTCTGACACACCATCAACCACGGCTGTAGAAAAAGCTATCGTAAAAAAGCACGTTTGGGTGGCAAGTGACGTAACTTCAAGTTGGACTAAACGAGTTGCAGCGACGTCAAAGTTTCCGTTTACCGCGGCGAAAGACGGATACAAATCAACCGACGCGTCACTTAAAACAAAACTTGAAGGTTCTTCTGGCGCCGCAATTTCTCCTCATGGGCGAGACGGGTCTTGGTGGAGTCCGATGTTTGCCTACGCAATGAACACGATTACTCCTGTTGTTACCGACTGGCGAGACAGTGGCGCCATCGGTGATGCATGGAATTATATTGCTTCAGCCGTTGAAGATCTTGATCCTTTTGATAGAATTGACCTGTCATTCAGCCAAAAAGAACAATATGCTGATAAAATTCCAGATAGATCTACAGTTTTACAAACGCTAGAAACACATTTACAACTACAGTAAGGACATATGGGACTATTATTCAACGACTGGCTGGCAAAGACTAAGCAGCTACAGCAAGAGTCATATGGTGTGTCTTATGAGAAGTTTGAAGGCAGTCAGCCGCAGGAATTAAACAATATCATTGAGTACTTGCGCTGGAACATGCTCGCGATAGACGATGAGCTCGCCGAGGTGCGCAAAGAGATCTCGTGGAAGCCGTGGCAACACGATGATCCGTACGTTAATCGCGAGGCAGTGATTAAAGAGTGTGTTGACATTTTGCATTTTGTTGCGAACATAATATGCGCAGTCGGTGGAACTGACCAGCAACTGGACTCGTACTACGTCAACAAGATGGAAGTCAACAGACAGCGTCAAATCAAAGGATACAAAGTCAAAAGTGACGGCGTCAAGTGTAGTAAATGCACTCGTGCTTTAGATGATTTTGACGTAAGCACGTGCCCTGAACAAGAATGTCCTGGAAAGGTTAAGTAATGCCAAGCGTAGATTATCAATGGGTTCGTGAGCAACTACAGGCTCACAAGATAAGGGTAGGAGTTGGCAACACAGTACTTGAGCTGCTTGCCGCTTGGGAAAAAGGCAAGCACAGTTCAAAGCAAAACCAAGAAGTTATTGAGCTGTTCACTAAGTTTGCGCAAAACATTCCGCTTACAGAAGATGCGCCTGATGAAACCTGGGTGCCCGCGCAGCCTGGAAACATCGTAGTTGGTGATGTTATTCGTGTGAAGATAGACGCGTTTACAGATGAAACTGGTCGCATTCACAATGGACGCAGAGGGAAGGTAGTTGCAGTACGCTATGGAGACGTGATTTTTAAGTCTACAGACGGTAAGACACCGCTTCTTGATGGAGTTCACTATTCTCCGTACGCGCTGGAAAAAAGGATCAAATAATGCGCCAATTCATAGAGTACAAAGTCTACGGCAAAACAATTGCCGAAATTGCAGAAAACGCAGAGAAAGAATGGCGTGATCTTACAGATAATTCAACCGCGGTGCTTCCTCGCGACACTGAGATTCATATAGTGTCTCACAGCGCCGACGAGTACGTTGGTAACGTACAAATTAGAGCACGGACTGAAGACAAATGAAAAAGAACAGCACCGCAAGAGAAAGAATGCTTGCTGAAGCCTGTGACATTATCTCTGGAGCAAGAGCTAAACAGTACGGAGGACCAGAAGACAACTTTGAACGAATTGCAAAGCTGTGGTCAGTGATTTTTGGAATTGAAGTGACAAAAGAAGATGTCGCAATGGCTATGGTAGCTGTAAAGGTTGCTCGCTACGCTTCTAAGTCTGGATTTCAGCCAGACACATGGGTAGATATAGCTGGGTACGCCGCGTGTGGTTATGAAGTCGGCGAAATCGACGCTAGTTTGTAGTAAGTTTCTGCGTCGAGCAGTATAAGATTAAACAACTGATTGGATAACGGACAAACTATGGAAAAACCAACATTTATTGACTGCAACGGTCTTGCTGGGTTCATGAGCTACGGCTTTACTCAGGCTGGAATGGAAATGACGTTGCGCACTGGAACTTTAGACTTTGGCAACAAAGTCGCAGAGGTAAACCGCAAGTTTCTTGGTGACAAGTGGGATTCTTTCTTCTCAAGTAAAGAAGACGAATGGCCAGTAAAAGATGCAGATGTTGTCATGGGTTGTCCGCCGTGCTCTGGTTGGTCTGTATGGTCGGGTCCTGCAAACCGTGGTCCAGACTCAGCAGCGCACGAGCATACACGCGCGTTTATGCGCTACGCGGCAAAAGTTGCTCCTGAAATAATTGTATTTGAGTGCGTGCAACAAGCTTTCACTCAAGGGCGAGACGTCATGGTTCAATACAGAGACATGGTCGAACAACTAAGCGGTAAACGCTACGACCTCTATCACGTTAAGCACAACAACTTGCACGTAGGCGGATTCTCGTACCGGCCGCGATACTTTTGGGTTGCAACACGAGGTGGAATGCCTTTTAGTGTTGAAGAGCCGATTGTAGGACGTCTACCACGGCTTATGGAAGTTATTGGAGATCTCGCAAAGATGCCTCTGCAGTGGGAAGCACAGAAGTACACTGCGCCAGCTTCACCAATTATTGCGCATCTTAGATCTGAGACTGGCATGGTAAACGGGCACATTGGCAAGACAAATATTCATGCTCAGCGAGTTAAAGATGTGTTTGACATCGTAGGCAACGATGGTTGGAAAAACAGTGAAGATCTTGGAACAAATCTTAAAAAAGCTTATGAAGCAAATGGCAATAAGTTTCCAAAGACTTGGGAAAATCTTGGTGCAAATATTCTTGCTAACGACTTTAACTTAGGATTTTCTCAACCGTATCGTTGGAGAAAAGATCTTTGGGCGAACGTGCTAACTGGCTCAGCACTAGATCATGTTGTTCACCCTACAGAGCCTCGTCTAATTACTCATCGAGAAGCAGCGCGTATTCAAGGCCTGCCTGACGACTGGGAGTTTGAGTCAGTGAAAGACTACAGCTACTTGCAATCAACGTGGGGTAAGGCAGTCGCAGCTCAAGCAGCAAACTGGGTAGGTAAAGGAGTTGTCGCCTCTCTTGGCGGACAGTCTTTGACAAGAAGCGGAACTCTAATTGGAGACCGCGAGTATTTTGTAGACACAGACAAAGGATTTTCTCGTCAAAAAGTCAAGAAACAATGGTACCCAGAAGCTGGATAACTGGAGACTTAAGTTTAGTTTTCTAGCGTTTGTTGATATAATTTAATTAACGACGCAAGGACAACTTATGCAATCATTTCTTACTATTCCAGATTCATTTACAGCAACTGCTGCAACACTTGACAATAAGCGTCTGCACAAACAGACGCTTGAGGCATGGCAGTGTTTATTGACAAACACTAAACTAGACCCTGAAGGCAATCATCGTGACCCCAAAGGCTGGTACAACCACCCTGTCGCTCGCATGTGGCGTGGGTACGAAACGTTGCTTGTTTCTTACATTTCTGCAACGTACTTTGAATGGCGTAGTCGTGGCTTCAAGTCTACGCTGCTTGACAAGACTTACCGCACGTACGATCGCGCAGTAGAACTTAATCGAGTGTCTACAGATCTACTTGTGCCTACTTGGATGACAGACCGCGAGTACTACGAGCGTCTATGCTCCACGCATAGAACTGCGCTGCTGTGCAAGAACTACGATTGGTATAATCAATTTAATTGGGATGAAGATTCTGGCGCTAAACCGCAAACATACGTTTACCTATGGCCGCATCAAGATGGTTTTGTAGCTGCCTAAGACTAGCCACTCAGTTCACTCAGTTTAACCGCAGACATATTTTGCGGTATAGTTTCAATCACTTTTCTTAGATGACATGAGATACAATATGAATACGTATGAAAGACTCGCGTGTTGGAGAATGCCTATGGTGGGAGTGGACTGGCTATTCTTATTCTCCTTTAACTAGCTCGAGTCTAGTATTTTTCACTGAAGGTCATGTTGACCTAGAGCACGATGTTGTTCGCCGCGCGCTTGCTTCATCACTTCAACGAGATGGCTCTGCAGTATCTCTTGGAGACGGGTACAGACTTGCTGAGGCTGCTTCTGTTATTCAAGGGTACGCCGGAGAAGTAGATGGTGAAATCGACTATTCAGTGTGTGACGAACTGGGAGAAACTCCTGACGGAAACTACGTGGACGATATCATTGAAGTTACTTGGGTTGAGTTCTCTTGAAGCACAGGTTAAGCCAAACTGACTGGCAAGACAGCGCGAAGTGCGCAGAGCCTGAGCATAAACATCTCAGCAAATTCTTCTTCTCTAACGAGCCACGAGAAAAATACGATGCCAAGAACCTGTGTTACGGATGTGAAGCACGCAGTGACTGTTTAAAGTACGCTCTTGAAAACAAACAGATATGGGGAATTTGGGGCGGAAAAGATGAAGGCGAACTTAGACGTGCGCTTTCTGTGAACCAAGAAGGTAAAGAAGCTCGTAGACAGCGGTTTCCTAACTGTCCGTATTGCGCAGCGAGGCCCGACAAACTAGAAGTTGTTGTTGCAGAGTCCCCAGAAGGAGGCAGATGGACAACAATGAAACTTGTGCGGTGCTCAACTTGCGAATTCACATGGCGCAGCAGAACGAGTGCCAATGCGGTGATCGCTTATCATGCAGAACGCGCCGCACGTGCTAAGAAAAAGAAAGTAGAACGCGAAAAAACTAAGACTAAGAAAAGTAAAAAGTCTACTTTAAAGCCCAGCATCTAGTATCAGTATCAACTACGTCAACCTTAAAATCTGAAAAAATTGCAAGTTGTTTTTCAAGGTCTGTCTTAGTGACGTTTTTGTAGTATTCCCAGCTGCGAATTGGATTTTCATCAATAGCCGAGTGTGGCGGTCGTCCTTCACCGGCCATAGTCGCGATAAACATTCCACCTGGAACAAGTAGTGAGTGCGCATTTTTAACGATCTTTGGCCAGACAGCAGTATGTTCAAATACCTCAGCGCAAACTACTACATCGTACTGAACATCGCTTTTATAGACGCTGGCATCAGCGACAAGATCAACGCCCGGACCTTCTTGCACGTCGATTCCAAAGAATAATCCACCGTCCGAGATCGTGTTTGCAAACAGCGGCCTAACACTTCCATTTATATCCAAGCTGCCAATTTCAAGCACGCGCGCCGATGTGCTCTTTGAGACTAGCGTCTTTCGCAGGTCCAAGCACCGTGCTACCCAGTTCATTACATTGCCATGCATGTCAGTCCTCAATGTTCCATTTAATGTAAAATTTCAACTTATCGTTTTGAACAGTTTGAACAAAGTTGTCTGGCGGATCATTTTCAATCGTACTTGAGCTGTTGCCGCTACAGCGAGCTACACTTGTAATAACCGCGCGACGTTTTTGAGTCCTAAGAACCCAGTTCAACACGTCATTGTCGCCGTACCACCACTTCATTGACTCATCGAAGCGCCATGTCTTAGTAAGATCTTTTGACAGCGCCATGCAGAATCCAGCAAGTCCGCCGGTGCCGTCATAGCGACCGTTGCACACGGTGTTCACATCTTGAACGATGTCTGTAAACTTACGATAGTCATATCCCGCACAGGCAATTCCAATTGACTTGTCGTACTCAAGTAGGGACGCCAGTGCTCCAGCGCAGTGATCTCCAAGAATTACATCGTCATTTATGAATACTGCTCCTGTGCCTTTTTCGATCGCGACATCGATGCCAAGATTCCACATGACGTGAATACCGGCGCCGAGCTTTACCTGTTTTAGCACGACGTTTTTCTTGTCGGCAAGCAACTTTTCATACGTTGCAAAGGCGTCAGGTCCGTCAGCAACAACCACGATTGTCTCTACCTGACCGTCTTTTTGAAGACGATCGATGACATCTAGAGCTCCGTCTACGTTTGATTTAGTTGGAATAACCGCGGTGATCTTTTCATAGTAATGATCGCGCAGCATCAGAGACATGTTCCCCTGCATGCGCTCGTTGTTAGGCTCGATGCGAAGCGCGTCATGGCAGTAGTCGATCGCCTGTTTCTTTTGGCCTAGGTACGAAGACGCGATCGCGGCAAAATCGTGCGGAGCCGCGCCCCACGAGTATGCATCGCAAAGATACAGCAGCGGCTTTTCTTTTATCGCGAGTGCACGTTGCGCCGCGGCCAAACTGTTCGCCCACTGTTTCTTGCCATAGTAATGACTCGCAAGCTCTACCCACGGCTCGCGAAAATCCGGCGCCTCTGCGCACGCGCGTAGAAGCCAGGTCTCAGCCTCCGACGTTTCTACCTTCGCAAGATAGCGCATCGACGCCGCGCGCTCGGGACGCCACTGCGCCGTTGGAAGAGCGAGGTGTCGCTTGAACTCTGTCAATGCTTGATCGCTTTGACCGTGAAAAAACAACTCACGAGCGTAGTAATACGCGTTGCGATCGTCGTTTGGAAGTTCATCAACTGCTTTCTTAAGAAGAGGAAGGTACTGTCCGCGCGACTTTGAATGATCAGCAAAATGATGAATCTGCATTCCAATCCAACTCTGCACCTCTCCATCAGTTGGACTCAACACCTCATGCACTGGGTGTCGCCAACGATATCCTTTTCTTGCGTGAGCCTTGTCCGCGCCATAAACTAAGCCTTCGGTGCCGTCTGGATTCCAGTTCCACACGTACTTGTATCTTGGGCGAGTCACTCCCGGCGGTGTCTTTTCAAAGTGTTCTCTCCAGCCGGCGACTAACACCTCGTCCATGTCAAGAGCGATGCAGTAGTCGATGTCAGCTGGAATCATGGCCAATGACGCATTTCTTGCATCGTCAAATCGCCAAGGCCTAACACAGATTGACACTACGTTGATTCCCAGTTCGCGAGCCGTTTCTACTGTGTCGTCGGTAGATCCAGTGTCAGCGATCAACAGGTAGTCCGCATCCTTTGCCGATTCATACCAAGGCTTTACAAATTTTTGCTCGTTTAGCGCTATTGTGTATACAGCGATCTTCATACGTTTTCTCCCACGCGTCTTATCGTCTATATTATACTCTCAAGTAGCTTTTCGCTGCTTTTACGGAAAACTAAAGGATTGCTGGTAGCGGTATCAGTCACCTAGTTAAATTGCGACCCACATCTACGACTCAACAATTTCTATCCACACTTGGTTTGGTTCAAACCATCTATAGTTGCCATCAGGCTTCGGTGTTGGTGGTTGCCAATCGTAGTTGGCATCTAGAGTCCACGAACCGTATGGTTGTGGTAAGACGAACACATCAGCATCAGGCAGATAAATAAAGCCAATGCCTGCGTATCGTTTGCGAATGTTGCCGTTGTATGAAGTTCGTTTACAGGTCAGACCTGCGTTCCATTCTAGGCTTTCATAAAACTGTTCCCACGCCTCCGAAGAACCGCCAACACCGTTTTGTGTAACTGTTTCATCAACGCCTGTCAAAACTTTGACCACAACATTGTTGCTATCTAAATATGCGTAATGTGCCATTATGCCCAACTCACATATCCCGTGCCAGCCGTAATTGTTGCCCGTTTGTATCCACCGCTTGCTGCGCTTTCCGTGCCAGTTAAACCTGTTCCGAAAGTAATCGTTCTTGAATCTGAATAGCGAAGTATCACTACACCACTACCGCCTGCACCAGAGTCACCTGTTGTATCTATTTTTGCACCACCCGCACCAACCGAAACAACAACATTGGTTGAAGGCGAAATATCAAGTGGGGTTTCTAAACTACCGCCACCGCCTGTTGCTGTAACTGTTGAACGAAACCCACCAGCACCACCGCCACCGTGACCAGCAGTTCCTGATACGAGTGAAGCACCACCACCACTACCTGTATTGACTGTGCCAGCACCTGCATTCGTGCCACCCGAAGCAGCAGCACCGCCACCGCCCGAACCACCTGCTCCGCTTGCGCCACCACCACCGCCACCAGCACGAGTAACAGATGTTCCAGTAATGTCGTTTGCTACACCAGCACCACCAGCACCGTTTGCACCGACACCACCAACCGCACCAGCACCGCCACCACCACCACCGCCGTTAGTTCCAGTAGTATTTACGCCACCTGCAAAACCTTGACCACTTTCACCAGTTCCGCCAACACCAGTTGTGCCACCACCAGCACCACCACCAGAACCGCCTGCTAAACCGTTTCCATTTTGATATTTACCGCCACCACCACCGCCACGAGAAACAATGGTTGAGAATATGCTTGCATTTCCGTTATTTCCAGTAAAATAACCATCAAGAGGAATATCAAATGCTCCGCCTGAACCGCCACCGCCGATAACAAGATAATCAACAGTTATGCCACCAACAGCACTTACGATTGTCGGTGTGTTGCTAGCCGAAACATAACCCATCAACCTTGCAGCCATAAACTAAACCTCACTCTCGATAACAGGACTTGGTGGTGCAACAAAATCTTGTGTCGCCTCATCATATGTCCAGCCGATACCAGCATAAGTTTTGCCTGCTGTATCAAAAAAAGTTTCAACCCAAGTGCCCTGATAGCGGTCAGGGTTCGCTTCCAAAAACTCTTGTGTAACACAATGAACATCGATAACAACATTGTCATCGTTAAGTTGAGCAAAAAAAGTTTTCATACTTTAAACCTGACATAAACAACCCCAGCCGCACCTGCGCCACCTGTGCTACCTGAACTATTTGCACACGACCCACCACCAGCACCATAATTTACGCCTGCGTTGCCGTTGCCTGTAGTTTTACCTGCAACGCCACCATTTCCAGCCGTGCCACCAGTTGTTTTACCGCCACCGCCACCGCCTGCACCCGCATAATATGTTGCACCAGTTATAAACGGTGAAATGTCAATACCGTTTCCGCCTGTGCCCCCATTAGTTGCGCCGCCATTGCCGCCAACGCCACCTGCACCACCGCCACCGCCACCCGTAAATTCTGCTGTGCTTCCGCCGTTGCCGCCGTTGTTGCCGTTTGCTAATTCCAAACTAACTGCACCTGTAGCACCTGCTGAACCGCCTGCTCCTGAACCGCCTGCACTATCTTTTTGGCCTGCTTGTGCAACTGCACCTGTTGAACCGCCACCAGCACAAGCAATTACACTTCCAACAGAACTACCTAACCCTGTTGTTGCGCTATTTGCGCCACCAGCACCAGCACCACCAGCACCAACATCAACGGCATAAGTAGCGGCAGTCAAATAAATTGTGGTTGCAGAATTTATGCCAACTACAGCACCGCCACCCGCACCGCCGCCGCCATATAAACTCGAACCAGCGTGACCGCCACCGCCACCACCGACAAGCAAAACGTCAAACAAACCTGCTGTAGTAACAACAAGATTGCTGTCGCTCGTAAAAGTTAGAAGCGTACAGTTCTGTGAAGAAACAGTTATAGAACTTGAAGTGCCACCAGTCGCCACACCATAACCTGTAGTAGCAACAATAGTGCTTGTGCTTCCAGCACTCACATATCCGAGTTCACGCCTGTTCGGCATAGTTAAACCTCACTCTCGATAACAGGTGCGATGAACTCGTCAGCAACAGCGTCATAGGTGTAACCGATACCTGCGTATCTGCCACGAATGTTCCCGTTGTATGAGGTGCGTTTGCAGGTTAAACCTAGATGTATTGCTTGCGATTCATAAAACTTTTCCCACGCTTCTGTTGAACCGCCAACAACTTTGCCGTCAGTATCAACTTGTGTTTGTGTTTCGTCAATGCCAACAATTACTTTGACAACGACATTGTTTCCATCAAGAAATGCGTAATGAGCCATTATTGATACCAACTAACATTTCCAGAACCAGTATAAATGGTTGCTCGCTTATATCCGCCCGATGCAGCCGATTCTGCGCCTGCTACACCAGCACCAAAAAGAATACTATAAGCGTCTGAGTAGCGAAGAATAACTACACCGCTTCCACCTTGACCACCGTTACCGTCAATAGCGCCGCCAGAACAGCCGCCACCGCCACCACCAAGATTTGCAGCACCACGACCAGCATCACCATATTTGCTTGTGCTACCGCCACCACCAGTTCCGCCCATACCGTTGCTAGACCAGTTTCCTCCGCCTCCTCCACCGCCTCCTCCGTATGTTACGGAGGTTCCAGTAATGCTTGAAGCCGTACCGTTTCCACCATTACCAGACGAACCAGTACTTACGCTATTAGTGCCGACAGCACTTGTGCCACCGCCACCACCAGCAGAGTTTATTGAACTATTTGTTCCACCTGCGTAACCTTCGTTACTTGTTCCAGTACCACCAGATTTTAAAGTTGCGCTAAAAGCACCACCACCTCCACCACCACAACCACCGTTTAAACCTGCTCCATCTGGACTTCCACCTCCGCCACCGCCAGATACTGAAACCGTGCTAAATGAACTTGCTGAACCAGATGTTCCACTTGCACGAGTAACACCACCAGCGCCACCTGCCCCAACGGCTACTGCATAATTTGTGTAAGTAGAAAGCGATAATGCTGAAGGCAGAGAACCACCGCCACCAGTTGCGGTTACTGTGCAACGCATACCACCAGCACCGCCACCACCAGCGCAAAAGCCTGTAGCAAGTTCACCGCCACCTCCACCTCCGCCACCAAGAACTAAGTAATCAACGGTTAAAGAAGTTGGGACACCAGTAACATTCGCCAAAATTACTGTCGGTGTGTTTGAAGCCGAAACATAACCCATCAACCTTGCAGCCATAAACTAAACCTCAACCCATTCAAGTTCTGATTCGTTCCAAGAATACATTTTGTCGTCTGTTGGCATAGGTGTTGGTGGATTCCAAACTTTATTTGCCCAAGTCCAAGACGGATACGGTTGTTGCGGTCTAAAATCTTGTGCATCAGGTAAATACTCGTAACCAACACCGGCGTATTGTTTACCTGCCGTATCAAAAAATGTTTCAACCCAAGTGCCTGTGTATCGTTCAGGGTTCGCTTCAAGAAAATCTCGTTGCACCACAGCGACATGGGTTACAACATTGTTTTCATCAATTTGTGCAAAGTATTGTGCTGACATTATTTACTCCTGTTTGCTTTATTTAGATTTTGAACCTGACAAAAACTGCGCCAGCAGCACCGTTGCCCGATTGTAATGCGCTAACTGTTCCGCCACCTGCTGCACCGTAATTTGAGCCGTTGTTTCCTGCGCCAGTTGTTTTACCTGCAACACCGCCGTTACCTGCTGCCCCACCAACACTTGCACCGCCACCGCCTCCACCTGCACCCGCATAATAGGTTGCGCCAGTAATAAAACCGCTTATGTCTATGCCGTTACCGCCAGTTCCACCAGTCCCAGAAGTTGAACCACCGCCAGTTCCACCAGCACCGCCACCACCTCCAGCACCATTACTTGTAGTTGCGCCACCACCATTGTTCCCAACATTACTGTCGCAAGAAACTGAACCTGTGCCACTTAAGGCAGCGTCAATAACACCACCACCAGATGCACCCGTTGGATATGCGTTTAACTGACCGTCATAACAACCACCACCGCCACCGCCAGCAACAGAAATCTGTGAACCGATAGATGACTTTAAACCGATGCCACCCGTTGCGGTTGCGGTTGTTCCAGCACCGCCAGCACCAACATCAAGCGTGTAAGTTGCAGCAGGCAAATAGATTGTGGTCGTGCTGGTAATACCTAAAACACCGCCACCACCTCCACCGCCGCCAGGCACAGAATCCGTGTAACTGCCACCACCTGCACCGCCGCCGCCGATTAAACAGACATCAAACAATCCACCAGTAGAAACAACAAGATTGCTGTCGCTCGTAAACGACAACAGCGTGTAACTCTGATTACCAACAGTAATCGTTGAACTACTGCCGCCCGAAGCAACACCATAACCACTCAAAGTTGCTACAGCACTCGTCTTGCTACGAATATAAACAATGCCTGAACCGCCTGTGCCGCCCGTTGCACCGCCACCGCCTCCACCACCTGAACCCGTGTTTGCTGCTGCCGATGAACCTACCGCAGTTACTCCGCCTGCACCACCAACTGAACTACCACCAGCACCAGCCGAACCGCTACGAGTGCCACCGCCGCCACCGCCACCCTTAAATAATGCGCTTCCACCAATAAATGCACTGACATCATAACCAGCACCGCCGTTTCCGCCGTTTCCACCGCTTGCGTTTGCACCAACGGCTGTTACGCCACCGCCACCGCCAGCGCCAGAGCCATTACTTTGCACGCCGTTACCGCCTGCAAAACCATTTACACCTGCATTAGTTGCAGCACCTCCGACAATTTCTGGAGCCGAACCTGTGCCACTACCACCACCGCCACACGCACCGCTTTTGTTTGTGACAGCCCCATAATTAACGCCAGTTCCGCCACCGCCAATACCAAAACTGCGACCAGTTGAGTTAATGTTTGAACCTAAACCTTCCGTATTACTTGCGCCACCAGCACCAACATCAACTGCGTAAGTTCCAGCAGTTAAATAAATTGTGCTTTCAATAACGCCACCTGCGCCACCACCGCCACCGCTATCTGTGCCAATACGACCACTAGAACCGCCAGCACCGCCACCAAACATAAGGACATCAAATAAACCATCAGAGGTTACAACAAAGTTGCCGTCAGAAGTAAAAGTATAAAGATTATAGTTAGAACCACCAGCAGTAATACTTGACGATGTGCCGCCCGAACCTACACCGTAAGCGCCTACTTGCCCAACAATAGTCGGGGTATTACCGCTACTTACATATCCGAGTTCACGCCGATTCGGCATAGTTAAGCTCCTTCAATAACTGGACTTGGTGGCGCAACAAACTCTGTGCCATTCCAAGTATCACCGATGCCAGCATATTTGCCACGAGAAGCACCTTCAATCGGATTGTTGTTGTAAGAAGTCTGAACCCACACACCGTCAAAACCGATAGATGCGATGAACGCTTGACCGTCTGCTTCGGTTGGTGCATCATTGTTGCTGACAACGATTACTTGTTGCACTAAACCGTTTTCTATTTTTGCAAAATGTGCCATAACTAAACCTTGAACCTTACATAAACAATACCGCTACCGCCTGCACCGCCATTTGAACCGTTGACTGTGCTGCCGCCACCACTACCGCTATTTGCTGAAGCAGAATTACCTGTGCCTGATGTTTTGCCAGCGTTTGAATTTGCCGATGAGTTACCACCAGCACCGCCAGAACTAGTGCCACCGCCGCCACCGCCAGTTGATTTGTAAGTTGCACTGCCTGAAATAAATGCACTGACATCACCGCCATTACCACCAGTACCGCCAGTAGTGGTACCTGAGGTGCCACCTGCGGCTGAATAACCGCCACCGCCACCGCCAGCCCTTAAGTCTCCATCACGAGAACCAATGCCGCCATCATTACCTAAATTTGCAAAATTAGCAATACCACCAGCACCACCACGACCACCACCACCACCACCAGAACCACCTGGACCAGCGGCGTTGTCGTTAGAGTGTCCAAAACCACCACCAGAAGCAACAAGTTTTGTGCCGACTGCGGTGAAACTTCCTGCTGTTCCAAAATTTTGACCCACACCACCAGCACCACCAGCACCGATTGTAATTGTTTGATTTGCGTCTAGATAAAGTGTTGATGTTGTAAAAAGACCTACAAGTTGTCCAGCACCGCCACCGCCACCAGCAACACCACCACCACTACCACCAGCACCACCGCCACCGCCAGCAACTAAAACGTCAAACAAACCTGCGGTAGTAACCGTCAAAGTTCCTGTGCTTGTAAAAGTTAGAAGCGTGTATGCCTGTGCTGACACAGTAATACTTGACGAAGTTCCGCCTGTCGCAACACCGTAACCCGTTTGAGTGCCGTTTACATAGACGGCACTTGTTGTTGGCTCTGCGCTGACATATCCAAATGTCCTGCGACCCATAGGTTACGCCGTAATTCTGTTGACGAATCCGTGAATCGTGATGACGTTTGCAGTAGCGGCGAATGCACGAACAACCTTTGCTGAAGCGTTGCCCTGCAACAACAGTCCTGGAATGATAGTTACAAGTCCAGCCTCTGGCTGTACTGTGACCTCAATGTTGCCATCAGGCGCATCAGCCTGACCCCACTCAATCGTCAATTTAACCGACGAAGCAGAGGTATTCACGGCGTACAACCAGATCTCATCGATCGTCGTTGCAGTAGCCGATGCTGTGTGAATTGCCGTACCAGCTGTGGCAGTAGCAGCAACTTTTATCGCTAACCCTGTGCCCGTAGTGCCGGCTGGCTGTAGACATAATTTGCTTAGTGTTGCCATTATCTATCTCCTATTTTGTTAAGACCATATTTGCGTTGCGATGAAAACTTGATCATCGAACGCGTCGAAGCCAGTTCCTGATGATGCTGCAGTAACTCTACCTTGTGCGTCAACAGTGATGTTGGTCGTCGTGTATGAGCCTGGCGTAACTGCTGTGTTAGCAAGCTTGTCTGCTGTAACCGCGTCGTCAGCAATCTTTGCAGTTGTAACGTTTAAATCAAGAATCTTAACAGTTGTGACAGCGTCGCTTGCTAATTTAACCGCCGTGACTGACCCATCGTCTGGCACGCCCGGAGACAGGGCGGATACGCCCATAAGCGTCCATGCGGTGCCGTTGTAAAACCAAGTCTTGCCACTAGACGTGAAAAGATCATTTGTTAACGGTGAGTTTGGAAAATCAATTGCTGCCACTGTATCATCCTATCTTTCGATACGCACTATACCCTATGTATATTAACACGAGTATACAGCGGTGATTACGCGACCTAGTTGCTTTTTGTTGAAAATTACAACAAATCTAGCGGTTATTGCGGTAGTCTACTGCGTAAATACGCGCACTCTAGAGCAAGGGCTTCTTCGTACCGAATTCCGTATCTATTTCCGGCAGCCTGGTGTTCTTGCACCATGCCAATTCCGTCCTCAAAGCGCTCTTCCTGCTCTTCCCATTCGTCGTAGCACAGGATGCCGTAGGCAAACGGATCAACGCCTTCAGCCTCAAATGCTTCTTTAACTCGTTGCGCCACCAACCCAACATGCCACCTCGCGCCGTCTCCTTTTTTCTGAACAGCGTCTTTAAACTTGAACTGTTGATACTCGACGTTACTCCAAGCGCGCAGAACTGCCTCGTTGATGTCGCCGATCTGCTCTTTCTCTCTTTCATCCGATGTGCTAATTGTTGCAGTGTCGGCGTAAACTACCGTCCACCTACGAGCCGCTCCACCAAGTGAGTATGTTGAATCAGTGCGAGGTCGTAAGACCTGAGTATCTGTGTTTGTTGCAAAAAAAGTTACAGTCGCGCTTCCATCAGTTTCAGAACCGCCGGTGACTTGTATTCTTGCATCATAGTCATTGACCGATTCGTTGTTGCCAGAGGTATGAATATCCATGTACCAGGTTGCTGCAGTGTTTTGCTTTCCAAGTTCCAGTGTGCCATCAGCACGCAAAAGAGCGGAGCGCTCATTGGAAATATAAGAATCAAAAACATTTGTTCCACCTGTGTAGTATAAACCAGTATCGGCATTATCAACTCGTAGTCCTACAAAACCAGAACCACGAGCAACAAAGAAACTTTGGACTTTGTACGTTCCAAGATTTACGGCATCAAAACCCCATGCATAGTGTGAACCACCAGTTGCAGCGGTTGATGCTTCTTTGTTGTCTACAAGTCCAAGTTCAAAACCAGTCATTGCTGAAGCATGTGAATTCGCGTCCATCAAAACATTTGCGTTATGCGCCCATACTTTTGTGAACGGATTTACATAGGCAGTTGCTGTTCCCGATGGAGTTGAGGCAGATTGTGCTGTACCGTTGGCGAGATACCAACCTTCAACCGTGATGCTTGAACCATTTGCTGCCCAATCAGTGATAAATCCGCTGTACTTTGTTGGGCTGTGAGCAGTATCAATAATCATGCCTTTGCGCAAAAGTCTTCTATTCGCCTCGCTGATTGTTGAAGCAGGGACAACAGTTGTTGCTGTATAGGTTGCGCCAGCTAAAGTCAGCGTTGGAGGTGGAGCTAAAACATCGGCAAAGAAAGAAACTGCGTCTCTGTCAGTGTAGATAGAGATATCCGCCTCGTTGGTTACACCCAAAACTTCGGCGGCGCTATTAAAGTCCGAGCCACTTGGATAAAGTCTTACCGCAAAACCAGTCGCGCTATCTTCGTTGCCGTAAGGCGCCGACATGATTCTTTGGCCCTCACGAAGAAGGTCACCGTTAAGATTTTCTGGATTAAGGATTTTTGCGCCACGGTCTGCAACCCAAACAACTTCTCGACCGCCAGTATCTATTCGACTAGAAAGCACATAGTTGCCATCTGGAATTGTTACAAATACACAATTTGCTCTCAGGATTCCATTGTCAGTGTAGGTGACAGCGCCAGTTCGTGCTTGTGCCGCGGCATCAAAAGCGGCAGTGTCATCTGTAACGCCATCGCCAACTGCGCCATAATCTGACACAGAAACTGGCAGAGAGGTCTTATTGACTTTTGCATTGATTTGAGTTTGAATTGCCGAGGTGACACTGTTCACGTAGCCGAGCTCGGTTGATGACACGTCACCGATAGTCGTTGTGCTTGGTAATACAACGTTGCCAGTAAAAGTAGGCGAGCTTAGCGGTGCGTAAGAAGCAAGTGAGCCTGCTTCTACATTTGCAGCTGAAGGATTTACCTCCCAGGCAGAACCATTCCAAGTCCACGTGCGGGAGCCGGCAGTGTATACTTGGTTGAGAGATGGAGAATTTGGAAAATCAATTGCTGGCATATCGTGCTCTTTCTGCCGCTACTGCGACACTACAGTGTATTTTACTACGCTTTAGCCGGTGCAATAATTTTGTTGCTGGTAGCGGTATAAGCCACCTAGTTAATGTGTGACCCACTCTTGTTCTTCTTCGTTCCACTCATACGGGTTTTCTGTTGAAGCATCTGATGGCATTGGTGTCGGTGGTTGCCAATCGTGGTTGCTGTCAAGAGTCCACGAAGGGAACGGTTGTGGTGCTACGAACACATCAGCGTCAGGCAGATATTTGAACCCAACGCCACAGAATTGTTTGCGAATCCTGTTATTAAAACTTGTCTGAACCCAAGTGCCACCGAATAAATCGTTGCACCACTCAACACCGTTTGATTCATATTCGTTAGCGACCACGATTACTCGTAGCACATTATTGTTGTTATCTAATTCTGCGAAGTGTGCCATCAGAAAGTCCACGCAATCGTGCCAGTTGCAAGAAACGTAAATATTTTGTATCCGCCCGTGGTTGTTTGTGTGCCAACTGTCAATGTGGTTGGGTCTGCGAATGTGTCAAGAGTTCGCATAATAACGATTCCTGAACCGCCAGCACCACCTGCACCTGCGCCTTGACCGTCATTACGACCACCGCCACCGCCACCCGTGTTTGCTGTGCCAGCCTGCGGAAGTGTGCTTGCATTTCCACCGTTACCGCCACCACCATTTCCGCCAGAAGCAACAGCCCCAGAAGGAGAATTACCACCACCACCGCCACCGTAGTAAACACTTGAACCTGATATCACATTCACTACGCCAACACCACCTGCATTAGTGCCCGACCCAAATGTATTTCCACCAGTATTACTTGCACCGCCACCGCCACCGCCGAAACCGCCAGTCGTAGAACCACCCGCACGACCTTGATTGGCTGTGCCTGCTGAGCCATTCGTATTCAAATTATAACCACCACCACCACTCCCACCAGTAGCAGACGCATTAGTGCCACCACCACGACCACCACCAGTTGAAGTAATAGTTGTCAAAGCCGTGCCAGCAACAGAACTATCTGTGCCAGATGTGTTTGACGCACCACCAGCACCAACCGTCGCTGTGTAAACAGTTCCGCTAACTGGTGTGAACGCTGTTTCTAAAGTCGTAGCATCACCGCTTACCGCAACAGTGCTTCTTACGCCACCAGCACCACCACCGCCACCGTTAAAAGTTGCGTTGTTGCAGTTTCCCCCACCACCACCGCCAGCGACAACAAGATAATCAACAACAACAGGGACAGCACTTACAGTTTGCACAACTACAGGGTAAGCCGAAACATATCCAAGCGGTCTGCGTGAATTAGTCATCGTCTAGCCCAGTAACGCTTGTGGGCGAGTCGGAAAAACAATCAACTTAGGGTCAGCGTTTTGTGATGGCAAGTCTCGTAGTTCTTCACGGTATTCTTGCCACGCTGTTTTGTCGGCTGTGCAATCTGCTATCTGTGTCCAGTCCGATGCTTGTAGTTCACGGTTACGCCAGTTTCTAAACCGTTCAAAATACCATTCGTTAGGTATTTCGTTTGCGTTTTCGTGTGGTGCAACAAAATCTAGGTAGTTCATTATGCAGCCTCATAAACAAAATTAAAGTTAATGATATCGGTTGTTGCAAATGTAAACGGTTGAGTAGCACCGACATTGGCGTGAAACAAAAAATTTCCCGTTACTTGTGGCAACTTAAATAGAACTGTTGTAGT